CTCTTCCTGTATTTTTGTCAACACGCATACCATCTACAAATTCAGGACGGATATCTTTTAAGATTGACGTTAATGCGGGAACCATTTGAGCGCCAGCAGGATTTGTCGCCAAACGGCCTACACGTGCATATGCTGATTCAAGGTCAACAGGTTGTTTTAGAGCTTGTGGATCTACTCTTTCTTGTGGAGCGCCAAGAGACTCACTCAATGCGTAAGGGCTTGAGGCTGATCGTGATCTTCCAAGATTTGCATTAAGAGCTTGACTTTGCTCTTGCTCTTGAGTTGGAAAGACATCTTTCTGTATTCCTTGTAACTCAGCCAACAAACCTTGTTGTTGCTTTTGCTTTTGCAAATTAGGAATCAAGTTCTGAACTGCTTGATAGCCAGAGGAAAGACCCTGCCCACCAAAAATACTCCCCATAAGGAATGAAGAAAGAGCTTCATCTTTAACTTGCTGTTGTTCATCAGCAGACAAGCCTTGAAGCTGTTTTTTGTCCAATAAAAATTGCATGATAAATCCTTACTTGAGACCAATACCAAAGCTTGAGCCACTTGAGCGACTTTGTATACCAGAACCGCCACCAACATTGATACCCAAAGATTGGTTGATGATCTGTTGCTGCTCCAAAGGCAAGTTGCGGATTGCGTCCAATTGAGCTTGAGACAACTGTTGTTGAGCGCCACCTTGTTGTGCAAGAGCATTAGCACCCGCAAAGCCCATCTGTTGACCTTGACCTGCAACATTAGCAAGCAATCCACTAGCGCCAATACGTTGTTGATTAGCTTGTAATCCTGCTTGTTGATTAGCCAAATTAGCTTGCAGGAAGTTACCTGCATTGAACTGGCTTGCTTGGTTGATAGCGGCTTGATTAGCCATGCCACCTTGTTGTTGCAATTGAGCCTGATTCAAAGCCCTTGTGTTCATGGCTTGTTGGTTTGCCATTGCAGCGGCATTCTGAGCAGAAGCACCAAACTGGCTTGCTTGGTTCTGAGCGCCCATGTTTGCCAAATTAGTTGCTTGCTGATTGCCAGCATTAAACTGAGCCATCTGATTGGTAGCTTGTTGGTTAGACAGGCCAGCTTGTTGCATATTACCTGCATTAAACTGAGCCATCTGGTTAGCGGCAGCTTGGTTAGATAATCCCGCTTGTTGCAAGTTTGCAGCGTTGAACTGATCTCTTTGATTAGTCGCTTGCTGATTTGATAATCCCGCTTGCTGTTGATTTGCGGCATTGAACTGTGCCATCTGGTTAGTTGCTTGCTGATTTGCTAAACCTGCCTGTTGCAAATTACCAGTGTTAAATTGAGCCATCTGGTTGGCGGCTTGTTGATTCGCTAAGTTAGCTTGCTGTTGGTTCTGAGTGTTAAGTTGACCAGTAGTCAAATCAACATTCTGGTTGGCTTGTTGTGCTTGCATACCACGTGCCAAATCAGCTTGTGCCATTTGCTGTGCGCTTTGGAAAGCGGCAGCGTTCTGTTGACCAACATAACGAGCGGCATTCTCATCAAAAGCACGATTAGTCTCTGCTTCAGCAATAGCTTGGCGTGATCCACCAAAAGCTTTAGCGGCAGTAGCACTAGCGGCATTCTGTTGTTGTTGGAGTTGTCTAGAGCGATTCAGATCAGACAAACCTTGTTGAGTAACAGTTTGAGTATATGGACTCATGTAAGCGCCAATATCTTGCTGTAGAACAGAGCCACCCTGAATATCGCGAATATCTCCACGATTCATTGCAGCAGATTGCGCTCTTTCAGCAGGACCCGCAGTCTGTCCACCAAAAGTCTGAGCTTGACCAGCACTAGCGCCACCAAATTGAGCCGCTTGACCCGCAGTAGCGCCACCAAATCTCTCTGCAGCACCTGCACTAGCACCACCAAATTGAGCGGCAGGGCCAGCACTGGCGGCTTGAGCAGTACTTGCTTGGTAACCAGAAGATTGAGCCATTGCAGCAGGATCAATGTTGGCAGATTGCATCAAAGAAGCGCCAACACCCTGTGCGCGAACATTCTGAGGACGATACATACCTGCACTGGTAGCCATGTTAGCCGCAGTACCAAGTTGTTGCATCTGTTGGCTATTGGGATCTGCAAACTGTCGTGTTTGTTGGAAGGCCGCTTGCTGGTCAGGAGTAAAGTCAGCGAATTGGCGTTCACCTAAGTTCGCAGCAGTTTGTCTGGCAGTTCCTACGTTAGTAAGAAACTCATTCCTCATTGTAGGATCAAGTTGCGATGATGACGACTGTTTTGATTTTGATGCACTCATCTTATATCTCCGTACTCAGATAAACTTTGGTTTCTAACTTGTAAATTTTGTCCATAACTTTCTCCCAACCTTTGCGGCCTGTCATTGCTAACTGGACGCAACCTTCCTTTTTGCCATGTTTTTCAATGTAAGGAAGTATTCTTATGACTTCGTTCATATCTCCTGCCGCGAGGAATACATGAATAATCTTTTTTCTGGGGTAGTTAACTATTTCGGTGACGATGGCGGTGTTGTTACCAGGCCATAATTGCATTTCATCTTTATCGAGGGCCATTGCGACATCCTCTAGACTATGCGTTCCGTCACCATATTCTAGCGCATTTAATAATAATTGCTCAGATTCTTGAAAATAAGGAACCCACCACTTTGGCTCCCCATTTTCTGTAAAACGACTGCAATCTATCATCTCATGCTGCCAGGCTTGCCATCAAACCTGATTACACCCACTCGCCAATCATTTTGGGTGTTACCCTGAATCTTTACTGCAATCTGTCTACCAGTTAATCTAACTGAGGTAGGAGAAGACATCGTATATGGGCCATAGTTGTATTTAGTGGCGTTTGGATAGAACCTTGTGCTAAAGCTTGCGTTCACATCACCAACAGTCTTTTCATCAGGAATTAACCCTGTCAAATTCATTACCCTGTCGCCAAGACCCAACTCAACTGGTCCAGACTCAGCAAAAATGGTCTGAGAATCGTAGTTATTACCTACTTCATGTTCGTAAACATAGCCATCTGCATCAACCAAAATAGGGTTGTTAAAGATGCCCCTGTCAGTACCGCAAGTACGGGCTAAAGTGCCAATAGCCCAATGATTCTCACGATAGTTGTACGTGACATAGGAATCAATCTCATTACTGGATACGCTTGGGTAATACCACCAGATCTCACCAAATGATGAGTTATGGACGCAATAGATCTTAGATGCTTGGGTTGTGTTCAGGTTAGTGTAGACATAATCTGATACATCAGAAGGCAAAGGCTTAACAAAACCATCAAACATCCAGAAACCAGATCCTGCCATCCAGATACATGAATTGTCAGTAGCGGCTACTGCTTGCTTAGAGATAACTCCGCAACCAGTACCAACACGATCAAAACTGTAAATATAGGGTGGACCGATATATGTTGCAGTATGCACATCTACATCTGTGAACAGAATAGTTGTTCCGCGAATACGCTTTGCACATTGGATTGATCCAATCGTGGTTAGTTCAAAGTCACCCGCTTGGTTTGTCGCTGATGGAGTCCAAAGAGTATTGTTCTCTTGGTCACACCACTGAACCTTACGTGGATTACCACCCGCACCCAAGGCAAACACAAAGCGTTCTTGAGTAACGACAAGACCTACACAAGATGTAGGAGCATTTGCCATTGCAGCGGCATCAGCACCAGTATCCAACTGCCACTCAAGAAGCTTTCCATCCTTAGATGAGCAACCAACCAGATACTCACCCCATGTGTCCAATGACCATGTAGTGGCAGGAGTTACAGATCCCAAGTCTGGTCTGGCAACACCATAAGCATAACTTCCATAAGTGCCATAGCCATAACCAATCTTCTGAACGGCATCTGCATCACCAACAGTAAATCCAGTAGGAGTAATGTCAGTTAAAGTATTACTTTCACTCAGAACATAAAGCTTTGAGTGTGTGCCAATAGCAATTCTTCGGTTATTCGAGTTATCGCGCCAATTGAGCAAACCCCTTGCCATTCCTGACAACTGAGTAGTTGTGCGCTTTCTCCACCCACCGACAGGGCGAATTGTTCCCTCAAACCAACGAACTAGGTTTGAATTGTTCCAACGACCTTTGGATTGATACTCAGTACCATTCTTGAAGACACCTGGAGGAATTTGGAGCGGAATGTAGGCCA